CCGACATATCAGTTAGATAACATGTTGAAATTCTATTCAAGAAATTATTTAAACCTGTGGATGTACCATCTTGAAAAAAGTATTCTATATCAAAGGTGGTAGGTATTGTTAACGTTCTATCTGAGTTTTGCCCAAGTGCACCACTGGTGTATTTTGGTAACATTGCTCTTTTAAATGCCATTATAATTGCATCTACTGATTGAGATTCTTTTGCACTTTTGGGAATGAAAGAGAACGTATATGAAAACTGCCTTCTTCCTACACCCTTAAACGCCAACTCCATTTTACTGCTTTGTATCTTGCCTGCCTTGATTTGTGCAAGAGCAGCTGCGCCAGGCGCAACAGTATCAGCAGCTGTTAATGCCCCTTTCGTTGCGCCTTCAGCAGCACCCCTAGCTAGCGATTTACCAGCGCCTGAAAAATCTCCTTGCAAAGCAGCACCAATGGCCTTACCACCGGCCTCAGCCATAACACCAATATCAACATCTTCATAATCTGATTTGTATGATACCTCAACTGAAGGTGGCATATACAACTGGATCATTGTGTCAACTCTTTTTGTCGATCCTTTTAGTGTGAATGACCTTTTCTGAACCCCACCTCTACCACTACCAGCAGTAGCAGCGCCTTTTTTAAGTTTACCTTCTTTCAATGAGTGTATCATGAAAAGAATATAGTGTCCCTGTCCTGTAGAACCAACGTCCACAGGATATGCAAATCTTTTAATACCTAGTTTACTGCGAGCTCCTGCCCCTAAAGTTGGCGGTGCTGCGGGCGCCGATTGTGATGTAAATGATGCACCCTGTATGTCTGATAAATCAGCGCCAGAGTCTGGAGTAAATTTCTGAAATGCCATCTGGGGTTCCTTTATAAATATTCAAAACTATTTATACAATATGGCATACAAAGGCAAATACTCACCCAACAATCCTTCAAAATACAGAGGGAACAGCAAAAAGATAATCTATCGCTCTTTGTGGGAGCGAAAGTTTATGGTTTATTGCGATAACAGCGAGGCTATCATTGAATGGGGCAGCGAAGAAATAATTATACCCTACATATCACCTTCAGACAATCGTATGCACCGTTATTTTCCAGATTTTTATATTAAGGTCAAACAGTCTAATGGTATATCAAAAAAATACATCATAGAAGTTAAACCTAAAAAACAATGTAGTCCACCAAACCCTAAACCAACAAGAAAGACTAGACGGTGGTTTTCAGAGGTTAAAACATGGGCAGTAAATGAAGCTAAATGGAAATCAGCAAACTCTTGGTGTGAAAACAACGGTATGGAATTTAAAATATTAACAGAAGATGATTTAGGCATTCGGTATAAATAATTACATGGCTGATAGCGATTACATACAAAAAGTTCAAGATGCTGCAAGAAACAAACCGTATTCTTCAGATTGGTATCGGGAGAAGATCAAGGAATTTGGTCAACCCGGCCGACTAGACCTTATTAGGGATGGTAAGAGGAAAGGTTCGCCGTTTGGGGGAACACTGAATATGTTTGTGTATGGTCCTAAGCACAAAGCAAAACTACCATATTACGACACATTTCCTTTAGTGTTGCCCCTCGAACAATATAATGATGGTTTTCTAGGACTAAACTTTCATTATTTGCCCATACCATTGAGGATGAAACTGTTAGATAGAATGCTTGATGAGGACATGAATGTTAACTATAGTAGAATAAAAAAGATCAAGTTAATACAGCCTACATTAAAAAGATATTTAACAGGATTTACTAAATCTCAGTTTCGTAAGATTGAGGAAGATGAACTGGTTATTGCAACTTTACTTCCTGTTCACAACTTCAAGAAATCTGACGCAAAATCTGTGTGGAGCGATTCAAGGAAAATGATCTAATGGCAGTAAATACAAAAACCTTACAACAATTATTTGACGGTCAACTTGGGCCTATTGCAGTACAAGAAGCAAGAGGAGCTGCGATACGTGCTGGTAAAGGAATTTTACAAGATGCTCTAAGTGGTATATTTGGAAGGTCTTCCAGTTCTCAAATTGATAAGTTTCGATCAGAGATTTCTTCTTCTGGTACATCCAGAACTAATATGTTTGAGGTTAAACTTGCACCGCCAGGACAAGTAAACAATGCACTTGCTCAGTCGTTAGTATTAAGATGTGAAAGTATGGCAATGCCAGGCATTAACCTTGCAACCGTTGATGATAATAATATATATGGGCCAACAAGAAGTATTGTTGAAGGTGTAACATATGCAGATGAGGCAGGATTGACCTTCCTTATGGATAAAAACTATGAAATAAGAAAATACTTTCAGGCCTGGATCGAACTTGCATACAATCCCTCATCGTGGAATCTAAAGTATTATGATGACTATGCTTCGGGACACATAGAAATTTATCAGTTAGACCAAAATCATCAACCTGTATTTGGTGTGAAGTTGTGGGAAGCATATCCAAAGAACTACGGGCCGATAGAATTAAGTCAGTCCAATAATGAGTTAGTCAAGTTAACTGTAAACTTCAATTATAGATATTGGAGTGATATTGGAACATATGGATCAGCTGAACCTTCATCTGTGCCATCATTCTCATTGCCAGATGCAAATGGAGTGGTTCCTGACCTATCTCAATTCCCAATTAAACCCGGTATTCCACAATCGACATCACCTGTTAGAGATGTTTCATTAGAACCATAAATTAATATTTGAAGTGAATTAAGGAGATTTACTATGGCATTGCCAAAAATTACGACACCAACTTATACGTTGGTTAAACCTTCTACAAATGAAAAACTTGAGTATCGCCCATTCTTGGTGGGTGAAGAAAAAATACTTTTGATGGCTATGGAGTCAGAAGACGAAACAGAAATTTATAAAGCTATTTTAAGGCTTGTTAACTCCTGTACTAATGGGAAAATGGGAAACAATGACGACCCATTGTTTGATATAGAATATGCGTTTTTGAAGATCAGAGGAAAGTCTGTTTCAGAAACCATAGAGCTAAGCATCACATGTCCAGATGATGAGACAACGGTAGTCGAATATCCACTAAATACTGATGATATACAAATTTTAGTTGATGACAAACACACTAAAAAGGTTAAATTAAATGATGAATTTACTCTAAATATGAGGTATCCAACTGTAAATGATACACTAAAGACTAATAAAATTAAAAGTTCTGTAGAAAAAATCTTTACTCTAATGAAGGGTTGTATTGAATCAGTAGAACATGGAGAAGATATTTATAACAGAGTTGATATGAGTAATAAAGAACTTGATGAGTTTTTTGATAGTCTAACTCAAGGAATGTTTGAGAAGGTGCAAGAGTTCTTTAATACAATGCCTACTCTTAGGGAGGAAATAGAGATTGTAAATCCTAAAACAAATGTTACTTCAAAGGTCACATTGGAGGGCCTAGTAGATTTTTTAGGGTAAGCCTTTCTCATAATAATGTTTCGATGTTTTATAGGATGAATTTTGGGTTGATGCAACACCACAAGTGGAGTATCACGGAAATTGAAAATATGATGCCATGGGAAAGGGATGTATATGTTCAGCTATTAATGAATTGGTTACAAGAAGAATCTGATAGAGTGGAGAAATCAAATAACGAATTAAAGCATTAAATTAGGTAGGAGACTATAATGGCTCAGAAAAAGTTAGAATCAGAGAGTCAATATAATGAATATGATTTGGATGGGGATGGTATAGTGAGTGATGAGGAGTTGAATATGGTTAAGACTATACATGAAACAGAAGCAGCTGAGGAAAAAGCAGATGCTCAAAGACATATGGCTTGGATATCTATGACAGCGATGATTCTATTTACTGTTGTCGTTATGATTCCCGGCTTTATTCCCGAAACTAGATTGAAACTCCTAGGCGACCTATCTGCTCTGTTCTACATTGGCATGGCCGGTGTGGTGGGTGCATATATGGGCATGACCGCATACATGAGTAGGAAGTAAGATGGCTGCATCAGATTTTAAAGACGCAGTAGACGCACTGCAAAAAACAAATGCCGAGCTCGGTAGAGCGGTAGGCGACTCAGTTAAAACAGGCCTGAAAGGAGCTGCAAAAGATATAACAAAACCTTTTACAGACAGCCTTTCTGCTATTCCTGGCATGTCTACTCTGGGTGGTTTAGGTAAGACACTTTTCAACAAAGGAAAGGCAGCAATAAAAGAAAAGAAAGCAAAAGAATTACTTGCTAAACAATTAGGTATTAGTAAACAAGAATTTAAAGTGCTCGCAGAAGAGAAAAAGCTCTCTGACAAACGAAAAGCTGTCAATGATTCAATGCTGACGGCATCTGAAAATCTATTGGGATTTAAAGGTGAGGAGTTTGGTCGTATCATGTCAGGCGTCTTTCATGACCCAGAAACTGGCCAGTTTCAACGACAGATGGGGTCATACATGCAGGAGAATCTGCAAGCAACGATGGCTGGTAACGCATTATTGGAAAATCCAAAACCTACTGCTGCAGCCAAAGAAGAAGCACAAAAAGAAGAAGCAAAAGCTGCGCTCGAACAATCTGTATTTCATGATATAAGAGATGGTATTGTAGGCCTGAATGCTAAGTTCATGC